GTGCTGACGCTGATTAACTCCACTTACGGTACCGTCAAAGGCTACCGTCGCGGCTCGCTCGTCACGTTGCGCATCGACTGGAAGTTGTCGGCGTCCGGCTCGTGGAACACCGGCGATTTCGGAACCCTGCCCGAAAGCTGGCGTCCTCCAATGGATTTGAACTTCTCCTACGGCGGACGCGACGGGGCCAACCAGAAGACCATCAACGTAAACACGAACGGAACCATGACCTACGCCAATCAGGGCGGCACGCAGGGCACGAACGCGTTCGGCATGACCGTCTCATACGCGCTATGACCCGTGGGGTCACTGCAAGACAGTGCAACCGCCTGAGCCAGTGTCCCGAAGCTATGCGGCGGGCATCGGGTCGGCGGTCCTCCATACGCCGGTGCATCCCGCGTACGCGCTGTTCGGATTGCCAAGCATCGTGACGGTGCCATTGGCCTCGCCGTAACAGATGAATGTCGTTTCACCACCGAAAACGGCCACGGGCGTATTGGCGATGACGGGTCGATACCCTTCGGGGAGCTTCTCCTGAGCCTTCGTGTAATTGTTCTGCCCGCTATTGTTGAATTTCACGTTGCCACCCATGAAACAGATATCACCGATGCGCGTAAGCAAAATGCTGTCGCTGCTGTAAGGTACTCGCCACGTCGTAGAACGCTGGGTTAGGGAAAGCTATCGTTTCCATGTTGCCAGCCAGTACAGCCGGACCGGTTGCG